GTCTCCCCCCAGGTCCCCGCAGAGGCCTCTCAGGAGCCCGTACAGGCCCCCGAGGCCCTGAGGGGTGATGACGAGGGCTCCTCCGATGAGGAGGCCCCTGTGGAGCGCATGGACCCCCAGGCCGGTGCTCGCCCGTACCGGGTCGAGACGTTCTCCGACGCCGAGGACCAGTTCGGCTACCGGGTGTGCGACGCCAACGGCAACCTCATCCAGGAGGGCTCCGAGACGTTCTCCACCCGTCTCCAGGCCGTGAAGGCCGCCAAGGGCAGCGTCCACGTCGACGGCGCCGTGTTCCTGGACGAGCCCCAGCCCCGCTGATCGTGCTGAACCCGCAGCAGTTCCACCAGTTGCGGATGTTCATGCCCACGAGCGAGATCGTCAACGACGTCGCCAAGGGCGATGCCCCTGCTTTCGCCGACGAGTGGAGCCCGAAAGAGCAGTGGGAGCGGCCCGTCTTCTACGGCGGCGAGACGAACCTCCGGGACTACAAGTTGGAGGACAACCCCGAGGGCTACCGGGGCATGATCCGCCGGGGGGAGAGCCCTCCGTTGCAGATCACCCACGGTCTCTCTGGGCGGCATCTGGGTGATGGTCACCACCGACTCGCCAACATGGAGGCCCTTGGTCACACCGAAGTGCCGGTGGTTGAGTCCTTCTCGTCCCGGCTCAACAGACGGCTGCACTGATGGCCCAGCGCAGGCGCCCGGCTCGGCCGCCAGTACGGAGGGGCAACCGGGCCTCCAAGGTCACCATCGGGACGCAGCACCTCACCGAGCAGTTTGAGTTCGACTGGCAGAGGGCGGCCCCAGAGGCCGCTCGGGCCGTCAAGGGGTCCCGCCGGGCCGTGCCGGACGCCCAGGCGTCGATCAACCGGCGCAACCTCCGGGCGCTGTCCATCGCTCCCATCCGGGAGGACATGCCCAACCTGCTGCCGTTCGACAGCAGCCGGGTGCTCCAGGCGGGCTACTCGCCCCGGACGCACACGCTCTACGTCCGCTTCGTGGATGGAACACCTTGGGCCTACTACAACGTCGAGCCCAACATCTGGCGCAACTTCCGACGCTCGGCGAGCCCTGGGCGTTACATCAACCGAGTCCTCAACTCCTACGCCTACGGTCCCAGCAACTTCGGCCAGTGAAGCAGGAGCGGCACGACCGACTCATGGCACTCATCGACTCCGTACTCCCACCCGAGGAACAAGATGCTGATCGACCTGAGGGGCAACATCAAGGTGGTGGGTGCGACCTACCTCACGGTGGTCCCTGCCCGAGGGAAGTGGCTCGTCAGCCGAGGCGTAGCCAACGAGATCGCTGAGCCCTGGCGCCATGGACGGGGCATGGTGCTACGGATCGCCCCGAGGCATGCGCTGTCTGTCGGTCGCTGGTGGCCAACTTCTGACGACCTGCCCGGTTACCTTGAGTCCGAGACCCCCGAGTGGCACGAGCCTTCCACCGAGGAGATCAAGTCCTGGGCGGCGGGCGTTCAATCGTAAGCGTGGGTCGGACACCGAGGAGAACGATGCTCGATACGAGGGTGGATCTTGATGGGAGAGAAGTGGCTCGCCAAGATCTCTCGGGACACGATCCTCTTCGCAGCGGGCCTCAGCGGCATCGTGTACGAGACCTTGAGGGCTGGGGCGGAACGGCCCTCGCTCTTGATGATCTTCGGTGGCATGATGGGCTTGCCGGTCTTCCTCCGCAAGGACGAGAAGAAGGCGAAAGCCGAAGCCGAGGAGTGACGATGCGGATCGCCGACTGGCTGGGCCAGATGGTTCGGTCGTACCCGTCGTCGGTGACCTTCGGCTTCTGCATCGCCGTGATGATCATCCTGCTCCAGATCGCCATCCTCGTCCTCACGGTCCTGGAGTAGCGGGTGCCCTGGGAGAAGGTCCTCACTGCTGAGGAGAAGGCCGCCTTCGACATCATGGTGGCCGAGTTGGCGCAGCGTCGCCTGGACGAGGAGGCCGCTCGGAAGAGGCGTGTCGAGCGGGCTAAGACCACCTCTCGCAAGCAGGCAGCCGCCTGGATCTTGGGCTCTCTGTTCGTCGCCCTCCTCTTCCTCCGGCAGGAGCAGGAGGCTAACAACCGGGCCGATCAGATCGAGGCCGAGGCGCTCGCTCGTGAGGAGCAGATCGAGGCCGAGAGCCTTGCTCGTGAGGCGCAACTGGAGGCCGAGAGCAAGGCCCGTGCCCTGGCCAACTGCGAAGCCAGCAACGACTCCCGTGCGGGGATCCGGGACTTCATTCTCAACAAGGCCCCTGGCTTCGTCACGCCTCAGGAGGCCCTGGAGGGGTTCCCGGTCCGTGACTGTGTCGAGGAACTGCTTGAGCCCCCCATCGGCGAACCGCCGCCCAAGGAGAGCCCGTGACCGGGGAGACGTTCACCACCAAGACCAAGACGAAGTTCACGGGTCCCAACATCAAGTGGCTCACCGCCTTCGTCGCTGCCATGGTGATGGTCGCCGTGTTCACGACTGTCCTCACGTCGTTGAAGATCAACGACCGGGTGGACATGACCAACGACCAGTTGCAGTGCCTCCAGTACGAGTTGAACGCTCACCGCATCGAGGACCAGCGGGACGCCGAGCAGAACGCCAAGGAGCACGGCTTCCAGCGGGAACCGCAGACCGAACCCGCCCTCGACCTGCCCAACAAGTTGCGAGCGTCGTGTGAGGAGATCCTCCCGGGCAGCACCGAGCGTGGCGAGCCTGAGTGACACATGCGGGGTGCCCGAACGTGGCACCTTGATGGCATGTCCCTCATCCTGCGTGTCATCGCCCTCGTGCTCTTCATCCTCGGCGCCCTCTCGGCCTTCACCGACGTCGACCTCAACGAGGTAGGCCTCGTCGCCGCCGGGCTCGCCGCCTGGGTGGCCTCCACCCTCGTGACCGACGACGGCCGGGTCCTCAACCGGACGTGAGCACCACGCTCAAGAGCGGAGCGGTGGTCGAGGACAGGCGCCTCGACCGCATCTTCCAGCCGGACAAGCGGAACGCCAACTACCCGATCCGCACCCTCCTGGCCGGCACGAAGGCCCCCCGCTCCTACACCTGGGCCGTGAAGCACTGGTTCGACCAGGGCCAGGAAGGGCGCTGCGTCGAGTTCGCCATCTGCCACGAACTCGCCGCCCGCCCGGCCGTGGTGCCCGTGGACAGCATCCTGGAGATCCTCGACGGGCGGCTCATCTACTGGCCCGCTCAGCGTGAGGACTACTGGCCCGGAGGCTCGTACCCCGGCGCCGAGCCCCAGTACGAGGGCACCTCGGTCCTGGCCGGCATGCAGGTGGCCAAGCGCCTCGGCTTCTTCAAGGAGTTCCGCTGGGCGTTCAGCCTGGAGGACCTCGTCCTGGCCATCGGCTACAAGGGGCCGGCCGTGCTCGGGGTCAACTGGTACACCGGCATGTTCAACACCCACGCCGACGGCTTCATCAAGGTCCAGGGCAGCATCGGGGGCGGTCACGCCATCCTCGCCCACAGCGTGAAGATCGTCTGGAAGGCCGGCGCCACCACCCAGACGTGGGCCGACGTCGACCTCAACCGGTCCTACATCGTCCTGTGGAACTCCTGGGGTCCCGAGTGGGGCACCAACGGCACGGCCAAGATCTCCCTCACCCACATGGGGCGTCTCCTGGCCGAGGACGGCGAGGCCGCCATCCCGGTGCTCAGGACGCTGGCGCTCGCAGCGTAAGATCCCTCCGTGGGCCTCTTCATCAAGGGCAAGCGGGACGAGGTCAGCGAAGCGGTCAAGACAGCGGAGCGGAGAGCGGCGAGGCTCACCCAGGCGGAACTGCTCGCCTGGGGTGAGACCTCGCTCTACGCCATCGGGAAGAACCTCATGGACTTCCAACGGGGCGGGGACTTCGACTGGGAGGACGCCTCGCTGCTGGAGGCGCAGGCCCAGGAGGCTGTGCTGGCTGTGGTGCTGGGCGAACTCAGGACGAGGCTCGACGCCTCACGACCCTGACCTTCTCGGCGGCCGGGGCCTCCTTCTCGATCTTCATGGCCACCGGCTTGAGGTGGCCCTTGCCGGTGCAGGTGGCGCTCTTGAGTTCGATGGGCGACTGGTAGCGCCCCTTGCACTTCGGGCATGCCCAGGTCTGTGCGGTCAAGTCTCTCCTCAGGGTCGGGGTGGGGTGATGCGGGCTCCGCAGGGGGCTTGCAGGTAGTGTAGCACATGGCTGCAAGGCGTGTGGTTGCATGCCTTGCGTCAAGCCGCTACAGTGGACATCGTGCCACGGCGGCCTCCACCCGGGAGACCGCTGGCAAGCAGAACACACACAAGGAGCCACACCCCCATGGCCATCAAGCGCCCGAAGTTGATGTCGAAGTTCGCCAAGGAGCGGGACCTGGAGTGCCACGTCCGCACCCACTCGATCCTCGGCAGCACGTTCGTGGAGATCCGGGACTACATCCCGTCCACGAAGACCTACAGCCGGGGCTTCACGGTCGAGGCGATCCACCTCCCCCGGCTCATCGAGGAACTCCAGACGGTCCAGGACCACCTGGGCAACCGCACGTCGTCGTCCAGCCAGATCGAGGGCCAGCAGGTCCTCCCTGGCTTCGCCAATGTCTGAGGCGCTCGTGAAGGTCGCTTGCGCCGGGTGCCGGAAGCCGCTCGGGGTCTCCCGTACGGCCTCTCGGCGCCTGTACTGCACCGAGCAGTGCGCTGCCGACTTCCCCGTGTCAGCCAACGAGTCCCGTGACGACCTCATCTTCCAGTTGTTCGCCAAGGACGACGGCCGGACGAAGGGGCCGGTGGCCGAGCACTTCGGTGTGAGCCGCCAGCGCATCATCCAGATCTCCCAGGCACGGGCCGCCGTGTCACAGGACTCCTGACCGAGAGCCCACCTGCGCCCGCCGCCCCGGGCGTGAACGGCCGTTTCACCTCTTTCAGCCAAAGGTGGGCGAGGACAGGCTAGAGAGCCCCCCAGCCGCACGTCTGGGGGGCTCTCGTCGTACTCTGGCTTGCATGGCCATGACCGACGACGTCGAGGATCTGTCGACAGACACCGACCTCGTTCTGGACGAGACGAGCCAGGCGTTCGTGGAGCAGATCGTGGACCGCACGCTGGTCTTCCTGGAGTACCTCTGCGACGTCAAGTTGTTCCCGTACCAGCAGGCCTTCGCCCGGCGGATCATCGAGTCGATGATCATCAACGACGGCGAGGAGATCACGGCCCTCTTCTCTCGCCAGAGCGGGAAGAGCGAGACCGTGGCCAACGTGGTCGCCACCGTGATGGTGCTCTTCCCCAAGTTGGGGACGATGTTCCCCGACCTCATGGGCAAGTTCTCCAAGGGCGTCATGGTCGGCACCTTCGCCCCGGTCGAGAGCCAGGCCGAGACCCTCTATGGGCGCATCGTCTCCCGGCTCACCTCCGAGCGGGCCATCGAGATCATGCTCGACCCCGACATTGACGACGCTCCGGTCGGCGGTGGGAAGATCATCCGGCTCAAGCGCAGCGGCTCGTTCTGCCGCATGCAGACGGCCAACCCCCGGGCCAAGATCGAGTCGAAGTCGTACCAGTTGATCGTCATTGACGAGGCCCAGGCCGCCGACGACTACGTGGTCCACAAGTCGATCCACCCGATGGGCGCCTTCTACAACGCCACCATCGTGAAGACCGGCACGCCCGACGTGACCAAGAACGGCTTCTACCGGGCCATCCAGCACAACAAGCGGCGCCAGACCAAGGGCCGTCGGCAGAACCACTTTGAGGCCGACTGGCGCTCGTGCGCCAAGTACAACCCCAACTACGACCGCTTCATCCGCAAGGAGATCCTCCGCATCAGCGAGGACTCCGACGAGTTCCAGTTGTCCTACGCCCTGCGGTGGCTCCTGGAGCGAGGCATGTTCACCACCGAGACCCAGATGGAGGAACTCGGCGACAAGAGCATGGAGGTCGTCAAGTCCTGGTTCAAGAGCCCCGTGGTGGTGGGCATCGACCCGGCCCGCAAGCAGGACGCCACCGTGGTGACGGTGGTGTGGGTGGACTGGGACCGGCCCGACGAGTTCGGCTTCTACGACCACCGCATCTTGAACTGGATGGAGATGCAGGGCGATGACTGGGAGGAGCAGTACTTCCGCATCCGGGAGTTCCTCTCCGACTACAACGTCCACGCCATCGGGGTCGACGCCCAGGGCGTGGGAGACGCAGTGGCCCAGCGCCTGGCCGTGCTCATGCCCGACGTCCGGGTGCGCTCGTTCGGCTCCAACACGAGCGAGCAGTCCGTGCGCTGGCTCCACCTCATGCAGTTGATGCAGCGGGGGAAGTTGGGCTGGCCCGCCCACGCCAAGACCCGGCGGCTGCGGACCTACAAGCGGTTCCATCAGCAGATGATCGACCTGGAGAAGAAGTACCAGGGCAAGTACCTGCTGGCCGCCGCCCCCGACGAGGCTGAGGCCCACGACGACTACCCGGACTCGTGCGCCATCGCCTGCATGCTCACGGCCGAGGACCAGATGCCAGAAGTCGAGATCAGCACCAGCCCCTTCTACACACGCTGACGAGCGACGGGTACCGGGCCTCCCGTACTCTCGGCCTCGTGGCTGATCTGAACCCGAGGCAGTTCAAGCAGTTGCCGCTGCTGAGCAAGGCGATGATCCCGAAGAAGATGCCGCACCAGATGGGCATTGACGAGTTCGCTCGGCAGCCCGGGACGTGGTGGCACGCCGGCCAGACCCGCACCGTGGACGAGTTGCGGAGCAACTACGACACCGCCCAGGACCGGCTCGCTCGGGCCGAGGAAGGCGAGCCGGTCTACGAGCCCGGGTTGAAGGGCAATCTCGACTACGGCAACGACAACGACTGGGTCGAGAAGGGCTTCCACGTCGGCACCATCAGGGCGTCCATCGACCGGGTCGGTCACTCGATTGGCAGTTCCAACTTCCACCCGGTGCGGATCAAGCCCGAGGCCGAGCCCGGGGAGGACGACTGGTCGTTCGATGCCGGCAACGAGTGGACCCAGAACGAGCACGGGACCTACTACGAGAACTGGTTTGAGGACGAGGGTGCAGCCTCGGCCATCCTCCGCAGCCCTCACGACGTGCAGTCGCACGGGGACTTCGTGCGCCAGGCGCTGAACACCCCGGGCCGCATCCCCAGCGGAGCCGCCGAGTACGACGCCGAGAAGCAGCCGTCGATCCCGGGCGGCACCATCTCGATGGACGAACTCACGCTGGAGAAGGGGGCCTACACCGAGACGACTCTTCCTGGTGAGGGGGCTCCCTTCCGTAACTGGAAGTTCGGTCGGGACTTCCGCTCGCCGTCTCAGAAGTTCCCCTCTTCCTGGGACCGGCCCGAGCAGCAGGAGATGTTCACGCCCTGGCCCTCGGCCAACCCGCATCAGGCGCACCCGGACGAGCGGGTGGCGTGGGGTGCCCGGCATCCCGACTGGGAGACCCAGCCTCGTCCGTCCCCCCTCCAGAGAGGCCAGTTCGGTGGCTAACGAGCAGCAGAGGATCCCGTTCGGCCCGGCGCCCAAGCGGGGCGTGTCCTTCCTCCGGGAGGGCGCCAAGGCCTACACGAAGCGCACGGGCGGCACGTACGACCCCACGGGCCTGGACGAGTTGCAGTCCGACAGCCAGTGGCAGACCGTGGTGGGCCAGCGCTACATGAAGAGCCTGGCCTCTCCTCGCCCGGCCCGGCACCACCCCACCGCCGCCGCCTACGAGGCCATGAAGCGGGAGACGCACGACCAGTTCGCCTACCTGACCAAGCCCCGCACCGAGGGCGGGCTGGGCGTGAACGTGACCTTTGAGCCCGAGGACTACGACAACCCCCTGTACGCCGACCACAAGGCAGTGGCAGAGGACATCCTCAAGAACCGCTCGTTCAAGGTGGCGGCCACGGTGGATAACGGCACCGACACGGGCGCCAGCCACCCGTTCCTGGACCCCGACACGAACAACAAGTTCCGGGCCGTCCACGACGCCTTCGGCCACGCCGCCATCGGGCGCTCCTTCACCCGCCACGGTGAGGAGGCCGCCTACGAGAGCCACGCCCAGATGTACTCGCCCCAGGCCCGCCGGGCACTGGCGACCGAGACCCGTGGGCAGAACAGCGCCATGATCTACGGGGGCGCTGGCGGCTTCCCGGACAACGCCCACACCGCCGTGCCCGACTGGGTGGCAGCGAGCCGCATCCAGCGGCAGGCCAGGACCAAGAAGAAGCCGGCGGTCCCGCACGCCTTCGGCGGGGGGAGCAGCGGCGCATGAGCAACCTCAACCCTCGGCAGTTCAGCCGCACCATGGACTACGAGGGCTTCCAGAAGATCCTGACGGAACACCTCGGCCCTGAGGCGTCTGAGGATCACCCCGGCCACGAGACAGCGGACTGGGACCGGCTGCCGTCGCACGTCTACCGGGTGATGAGCGACGAGCACCTGGAGATCACCAGGCGCACCGGCTTCCACCAGAGCGACGAACGCAACAACTACATCGGGCAGGCCAAGGAGTCCCCCCTGATGGCACAGCACTGGGCAGAGCAGGGCAAGGAGCCCGAGCGTGAGGGCACCGTCGCTGGCCGCTGGGCTGAGACGGGGTATGCCAGCAAGTCGCCCACTGGTCGGGCCGTGGTGGCCAAGATCGAGGTGGATCCTGAGGACGGCTGGGAGGATCACCCTGACGTCCCCGGTGAGTACGCCCGCACCATGAAGCCGATCCCCGCTCATCGCATCGTGGCGGTCACGCCGAGGTTCCGCTTCAACCGAGACGGCCAGTACGAGGTGGACCTATGAGCATGGACGCCATGAACACCGACCAGTTCGCCGAGGCCGACCGGCTCTACGGCGCCAACGACGTCGAGGCGATGTTCGGGGGGAGCCTCATCCGTTCGGCGCCCTGGCAGCGGGCGCCCCGGCGCAAGAGCCAGGCCCCCTACGACAAGCGCCTGGTCCACGAGGAGTTGAGCCGGCCGCCCGAGGCCGCCAACTTCGCCGACGTCGACCCCCGCCGGCTGCTGGCGACCCAGCCCTCGGTGACCCGGGGCGGCGTGGCCTACTACATGAGCCCGCAGTTCCACCAGACCGGGCGCACCTTCGCCGATCAGGGGAACGTGGGCAACGCCCACCCGTTCGTCTACAACCGGGATGGCCAGGACATGCTGCTGTCCGGCCACCACCGGGCCGCCGCTGCGCTCTTGCAGGGCCGCCCCCTGCGAGCACGTAGAGTCGAGGGCTCATGGGGACCCAAGTAGCAGTCATCACGCCCAGCCTCTACCTGGGCGAGTCCGCAGGCGCTGAGCACCTGGCCGGCGTCTATGAGGCGTCCGACGTGGCCGAGGCGATGCTCGTGATCTGCTCGGGCGGCACTGCTTTGCTGCCCCCCGCCCGGTGGGATCTGGCCGTGGGCGTGCTGCTGGAACTGGGCTTGAACGAGGACGAAGTCGCCGAGCGGATCCGGCTTGCCAAGACAGGGCCGGCATCTGTGGGTACCTTCGATCTCGATCAGGCCTGATCAAACCCCCAGGAGGCACGTCATGGGCATCGCCCCGCAGAACCCGTACCCGGAGGCAGCCAGGTACACCTACGAGCGCACGCTCGGGCAGAACTTCGCACGGCAGGGTCCCCAGCGGTTCCAGGAGGGCCTGGAGACCGACATCGACATCCCCACGAACTTCGCCATCGGCGCCAACCCCCCGATGGACCTGCCGATCACGCACCGCAAGACGCCCCAGGAGACGACCCAGGAGCGCATGCACGCCGGCTCGGCCTCGTGGATCCTGGCGCCGACGTTCCTCGGCGAGTTCGCCGCTGGGGCAGGCGAGATCCCGCAGACGTACTACAACCCCACTCGGGTGAACCGCCACCGCCCGAACCCCGTCACCGTCGAGGGCTGACGATCTCCTCTACCTTGCTCGTGAAGAGCAACCGAGCAAGGTGAGGGAGTAACGACATGGCAGCGACCTTCCACTCCCCCTCGTTCCGGGCCGGCAACAGCGATCTCACCATCGCCATCTCCCCGCTCGGGCTGGTGGAACTCGCCGACGAGGAGTTTGAGGTCCACGGGCCTCGGCTCAACCGCTACGCCCACAACTGGGCCTTCTACCTTGGCCACCACTGGGGCTACCGGCGGGAGGTCGGCGAGGCGCAGTTGACCTTCAACTACACGAAGGCGCTGTCGGACTACGTCACCAACTTCACCTTCGGCAAGGGCGTGACGTTCCGCACCCCCCAGGCCACCGAGGCGATCCTGCCCCAGGCGCTGGAAGACGTCTGGACCGTCGACAACGACAAGGACGCCCTCCTCTGGGAGATCGGCAACGTCGGCTCGGTGTCCGGCGACGTCTTCGTCAAGGTCGCCTACGAGGACCCGTACGTCGACTCGGCCGGGCTCGTGCATGAGGGCAAGGTGCGGATCATCCCGCTCAACCCCGCCTTCTGCTTCCCGGAGTTCCACCCGCACGACCGGAACCGGATCATCCGCTTCAAGTTGAAGTACCGCTTCTGGGGCACCTCGTTGGAGGGCACTCGGCAGGTCTTCACCTACACCGAGTTGCTGACCGACAACGGCATCGAGGAGTACGTCAACGACGAGATGATCGACCAGCGGGAGAACCCGCTCGGCTGCATCCCCATCGTTCACATCCCGAACATCCCGGTGGCCTCGTCGCCCTGGGGGCTCAGCGACATCCAGGACATCCTCCCGCTGAACCGCCAGTACAACGAGGTGGCCACCGACGTCTCGGACATCATCAACTACCACGCCGCCCCGGTGACGGTGATCACGGGCGCCAAGGCGTCGCAGTTGGAGAAGGGACCGAAGAAGGTTTGGGGCGGCCTGCCCAAGGACGCCTCGGTGTTCAACCTGGAGTTGGGCGCCGGCCTGGAAGGCCCGCTGGCCTTTATGGACCTGCTCAAGCGCTCCATGCACGAACTGACCGGTGTGCCTGAGGGCGCCTTGGGCCAGATGCAGCCCATCTCCAACACGTCCGGTGTGGCGCTGGCGATCACGTACCAGCCCATGATGAACCGCTACAACCTCAAGCGGACCCGGTACGCCATGGGGCTGGAGGCGGTCAACGCCCTCGTCATCAAGACGCTGTTCCTCTACAAGCCCGAGGCACTGGTCTGGGAGCCCACCCGGCGGGTCCCGCTCAAGGACGGCCAGTACAGCGAGATGGACCCGTCGGACCCGGTGTCGTACCGGTCCAAGGTCCACTTCCCGCCGCCGCTCCCCATCGATCAGTTGATCAAGTTGAACGAGATCCAGGGGAAGATGGCGCTCGGGCTGGAGTCCAAGCGTGGTGCGCTCCGGGAGTTGGGCGAGGAGTTCCCCGACGAGAAGTTGCAGGAACTCTTCAACGAGTTGCTCCAGGACGCCAAGGAGCAGGGCGCCCTCGACATGATGCAGGCCCAGATCGCCTCGGCCATCTACCTCCTGACGGGCGTGCCGCCCGAGGGGATGGAGAGCCCCGCAGTGAGCACCGCCGATGGCAGTGAGGTCGGTGCCGGCGGCGCCGGACCCCTCCCCGGACCGATGACGCTCGGCAACAGTGGCCAGGATGCCACTGAGATGATCAACGAGATCACTACCTTGGCCTACGGGACGAAGATCCCGCAGCGCCGGAACCCCGACAACACCAACACAGGTGAAGCCGGACAGTCGTGACACGGCCGTAAAGGTCACTCGGACACACGCACGCCCCCTCGGACACCCAACAGGAGCCAACCATGAGCGAAGGACAGGGTCAGGTTCCCCTGACTCCAGCAGAGCAGGAGTTGATGGCACAGCAGGCAGCCCAGGCCGCCGCTCAGACAGTGCCCCCGGCGCCGCTCGGCTCGCAGGAGACCATCACCATCCCGGTGGACCCGCCCGTCCAGCAGCAGGAGGCCCCCAGGGCCTTCACCGCCGCTGACATCGAGCGAGCCCGCAAGGAGGAGAAGGACAAGTTGTACGGCCGCCTCTCGGAACTCGACACCACGGTGAAGAGCCTTCGTGAGGCAGAGGAGGCACGCCAGCGGGAAGCCGCTGAGGCAGTGGCTCGGGCCGAGGAAGAGGCCCGCAAGCGGGCCGAGGAAGAGATGGGCGTCCGGGAGTTGCTCCAGACCAAGGAGCAGGAGTGGAACCAGAAGTTCCAGTCCCTCGCCCAGCAGCAGGAGGAGGAGCGTCGCCTCTTCGCCATGGAGCGCCAGTACCAGGAGGTCGAGCAGTACCGGCTCCAGGCGCTCGCTCAGAACGCTGACGAGATCATGCCGGAGTTGGCTGACCTCGTCCGTGGAACGAGCATCGAGGAGATCGACCAGGCCATTGACTTCGCCAAGGGCAAGACGTCTGCCATCTTGGGGTCAGTGGCCGCTGCCCAGCAGCAGCGTCCATTCCAGCGAGGGGCGTCGGTGACGGCTCCTCCCGTTGGGCCGATGGAGAACGAGATGAGCCACCAGACGCTGACGAA